AGGTGGCTTTTTTTTTGTCTTTACGCAAAATCTAAAATAAATTCGTTTTATAAGTATGAAGATTCTAACGACAAGTACTTCTGCTCAAACGCTAAAGATTATTCCCAGAGAATATCAATCTAACATAGATGTTATTTTAAGGGATAACAGCACTAATGAATCTACTACTTATTCGGTTTCTACATCGACAAGTGGTGATTATATGACTTTTAACCTAACTTTGTCGTTAGTCGAGAATAGATTTTACGATATGACTTGTAAGTTTGGTAGTGATGTTATTTACAAGGATAAGATTTTCTGTACTGACCAAGTGGTTTCAAGCTACACAGTAAATAAAAATCAATACACTACCGAAAACACATACGATAACGATTATATCATATTATGAGTATAAAAATAGTTGAATTAGCGTCTTATACTGCCCCAAAGATTTCTGAAAACAAAAGGGATGAGTGGGTAAGTTATGGTGATGACAACAATTACTATCAGTATTTGATTGACTTATATAACGCATCACCTACAAATAACGCTGCTATTAACGGAATCAGTCAAATGATTTTCGGTAGAGGTTTAGATGCTACGGATTCTAACACCAAGTTAGAAGAATACGCAATGATGAAGTCTTTGTTCACTAATGACTGCGTTAGAAAGCTATCTTATGACCTTAAATTAATGGGTCAATGTGCTATGCAAGTAGTTTACGACAAAGCACACAAAAAAATTATAGAGGTAGCACACTTTCCTATCGAAACTTTAAGAGTAGGTAAAGCAAACGAAGAAGGAGAAATAGACGCTTATTATTATTTCAACGATTGGAATAAAATTAAACCAAGTGACAAGCCTAAACGATTTAGTGCTTTTGGTTTCTCTAAAGACGAAATAGAGATTTTATGTGTTAAGCCATATCGTGCTGGTTTTTATTATTATTCACCAGTTGATTATCAGGGTGGACTTCAGTATGCAGAGTTAGAAGAAGAAATTTCTAACTACCACATTAACAACATTAAGAATGGTCTTGCGCCTTCTATGCTCATTAACTTTAATAATGGAGTGCCAGACGAAGAACAAAGGGAGATAATAGAAAACAAGATTAAACAAAAGTTTAGCGGAACAAGTAACGCAGGTAAGTTTATTCTTTCTTTTAACGATAATGCAGAAACACAAGCAAGTTTAGAAACAGTCCAATTATCAGACGCACACAATCAGTATCAGTTTTTAAGTGATGAATCAATGCGTAAGATTATGGTGGCGCATCGTATTATTTCACCGATGTTATTAGGCATTAAAGATAACACAGGATTAGGGAATAACGCTGATGAGTTAAAGACTGCTTCTATATTGTTCGATAACACCGTTATTAGACCATTTCAGGAACTTTTACTAACCGCCTTTAACAAAGTACTATCTTTTAATAATGCTTCCTTAAATCTATATTTTAAGACCTTACAACCATTGGAGTTTGTAGACCTTGAAAACGCTTTAACAAAAGAACAAGTAGAAGAAGAAACAGGACAGAAGTTAAGTAGTGATTTAAAAGACTTAACAGATGCAGAATTTGAGGCTTTAGAAAATGATTTAGAAGGGGAAGTTATAGACGATGAGTGGGAACTTGTAGACAAAAGGGAATACTCTGAAGAAAACGAATCTATCGAAGATTGGGCAAATCGTTTGATTAAAGAAAAGAAAACAGGACTACAAAAGTTAGCTGATTTTATCAAGTCTAAACCAAGCGACCCAAGTTTTTTAGATAAGTCTTATTATAAGGTTCGTTTCGAATATGCTCAAGTAAATTCACCAAATTATAAAGGTGGTGCTTCAAGAACCTTCTGTCGTAATATGATGTCAAGAACAGATAGAGGTGTAGTTTATCGCAAAGAAGATATTGACCAAGCAAGTTTTCAGGGTGTAAATAATTCTTTTGGACATAAAGGACAGAACTACTCTTTATTCAAATACAAAGGCGGTGTGAATTGTAGGCATTATTGGAATGAGAATCTTTATAGACTAAAGACAAAAACAGATGGTACATACTATGAGGATAAATCTTTAGCAAGTAGTGAAGAAGTAGACGACATTCCAAAAAGCTACATTCCTAAAGGTGAAGAATACGAAACTTCTAAAGTAGCACCAACTGATATGCCTAATAGTGGACATCACCCAAATTATAAAGGATAAGATATGGCTACTGCGTTATTTATAAAAAGAGAAGATTTAGTAAGAAATAGCATTATTGATGGGAATGTCGATACTGATAAATTTATTCAGTTTATTAAGATTTCTCAACAGATGCATATTCAGAATTTTTTAGGCACAGACCTTTACAATAAAATTAGTGCGGATATTATTGCTGGTACTTTGTCTGGTGATTATTTAGAATTAGTTAATGATTATATTCAGCCTATGTTAATTCATTTTGCTATGGTCGATTATCTTCCTTTTGCAAGTTATGAATTAAGAAACGGAGGGTTATTTAGACACAGAAGTGAAAACGCTGATAATCCAACAAAGGAAGAAGTAGACTTTCTAACACAAAAGCACAGAAACTTTGCTGACTTCTACACAAGAAGATTTATTGATTATATATCTTTTAATCAGAATTTGTTTCCAGAATACAACACTAACACAAACGAAGATATGAATCCTGATAAAGACGCAAATTTCGCAGGATGGGTGCTGTAGTGAACAAATCAAGATATAAAGTAAAACCAATTAACTTAAAGAAATTGGCTGAATACTTAAAGAAGAAAAAGAAATGAACCTAACTGATTTGAAAATATACTTACTTAACGCTTCTGTATTGGCGATTAATTTCACGAATATAGAATTAGGACTAAAGATAATTTTAACCATTGTAGCAATAGGATATACTGCTCACAAATGGTTCTTAATGTATAGAAACAATGGCTAACGAAATATATCACAGAACTTGGTGGGGTGAATCATCAGATACATTTTGGGGGGATATTTACTATGAACCGAATATCACTAATGATATGTATGTAAGGGTCAGCTATTATGAGAATAGCAACGAAACCGATGAATTGTTGAACGAATTAATTTGTAGATTAAGATGAGTTTACTAACAAAAGCAAGTTTAATTACCACACCTACCGCATACGATGGTGGCGTATTAAATAGCGTTAAGCCAACCAATAGAGAAAACCTTTTACTACAAAGTAATGGTTTTGATACTACTTGGACTGCTGTAAATGCAAGTGTGACGAGTGGTCAGACTGGCTATGATGGTTCAAGCGATGCTTGGAAATTAGAAAGCACGAGTAGCGGTGTTTCTGGTTCTGTCCGCCAATTTGTTTCTGAAAGTGGAGCAGGTACATTTAGTGTATACGCAAAGGCTGGTAATGTTAATCTGATTGCTTTATATGTTGCTTCAAGTAGCGGTGCTTTTAATTTATGGGCAGATTTAAGCGCAGGCACTATTGGAACTACTTCAGGAATTATTGATACAACAATAACAAGCGTTAGTGATGGATGGTATCGTATTTCTATTACTGGATTAAATTTTAATCAAAGAGTAGATATTTACCCAGCAAATACAAATGGCTCTTATATTACTGCTTCTGGCGAATATATCTACATCCAAGACGCTCAATTACAAAAAGGAATAACTGCAACACAATATGTAGAAACCACAACAACAGCAGTTGTAAATGGTGATTTTAGTTTCTTAAGAGCAAGTGCTGCAACAAGGGTAAACGAACAAGGACTTATTGAAAAGGAAATAGGGAATCTTATTATTCAGAGTAATCAGTTTGATACGACTTGGGGTGCTACAAGGGCAAGTTTAACTGGAGGAGAAAGCGGTTACGATGGGAGTAATGATGCTTGGGCATTTATAGATACTGCCGACAATAGTACTCACTTAATAAATCAGTCTTTTTCATTAGGGTCAAGTGTTGCTACTTTCAGCGTTTATGCAAAGGCTGGTAGTAGAGATTTTTTATCTATTCGATTTGAAGGGTCTACTGTTGATTATGCTTATTTTAATTTATCAAGCGGTACATTAGGTACTATTGATTTTGACTATATTGAAGCAAGAATTGTAAGTATTGGAAGTGGATGGTATAGATGTGAAGTAACAAGAACTTTACCAGCAAGTGGGAATCAAGTTGTTTTATTATCTGCCGATGCTAACAATGACCCAACCTATGCTGGTTCTGGAGATACTGCTATCTACATTCAAGACGCACAACTTGAACAAGGACTTGTAGCCACAGACTACATAGAAACAACCACCGCAGCAGTTTATGAAGGTATTACAGACAATATCCCAAGAATAAACTATGAGAATGGTATTGGTAGTTTATTGTTAGAGGGTCAGAGGACTAATATTATAGACCAAAGCGAATATATCGCATCGTGGATAGATGTTAGAATAACGCAAGAAACAAACTACGCAACAAGCCCAGAGGGAGTTCAAAATGCTACTCGTGTAGTTATGACTTCTGCAACAGGTGAGCATTCAGTATATACCGCAGTAAGCGTTACAAGCGGAACGCAATACACACAAAGCATATTCTTAAAGCAAGGCGATGGTTCAGCAAATTGGAGGTATTTCCAATTCCGTTTCCGTACTGGTGGTTTCGGTGGTTTTTATGGTGTTGTTGTAGACTTGCAAGAAGGCACAATCGGATATGATTTTGGACTTGATGACTATGGTATTGAGGACTACGGAAATGGATGGTATCGTGTTTGGATTACAGCAACTGCTACTACAACAAGTTCATATGCGGGACCAGTATTAGCATTTAATGAATTAGCTGATGCGTATAGTGTTTCTATTGTAGGAGATACTAATGCAGATGTTTTGATTTATGGTTCGCAATTTGAAGCATCATCCTACCCAACAAGTTATATTCCTACCTATGGGTCAAGTGTTACTCGTGTAGCAGAAACTTGTGACAACGCAGGAGATAGTAGTTTGTTTAACGATTCTGAAGGTGTGCTTTATGCGGAGATAGCTGCTTTGGCTGATGATAGTACTTATAGATTTATAAGTTTATCTGATGGAACTTTAAGCAATAGAGTTAGTTTATTTTTATCAAACAGTAATACTTTAAATGGTTCTGCTAATGGAGTTTCTTCAATAGCTTCTACGGTTGATATTAAAGACAATAATAAAGTTGCTTACAAATACAAAAGTGGAGATTATTCTTTATGGGTAAATGGTTTTGAAGTAGGAACTTCAACAGTAACAACTGGAAATCATTCTAATCTAAATAGATTAAATTTTGATTATGGGCAAGGTAGTGATGACTTCTACGGAAAAACAAAAATGGTAGCTACTTTTAAAGAAGCATTATCAGATAGCGAATTAGAATGTTTAACATCTTGGAGTAGTTTTAATAGAATGGCTACTGCACAAGGATATACAATAGAATAAAAATGGCTGAAGCGAGTTTAAAATTAGGAACGGATTGGGCGGTAAAAGAAGATTACCTTTTAGGTTACAATGACGAAAATGGTAATTACAAGCCTATTCCTTTTGATTTCAGTAGAGCATCTATTGGAACAAGGGTAAATCGTGATGGTTTAATTGAAGTAGTCCAAGACAATATTCCAAGAATAGACTTTAGTAACGATGGTTCGCTTTTACTTGAACCGCAGAGGACTAATAGTTTATTGCAGTCTAATCAGTTTGATACTACTTGGTTTAATACCAATAGCACCGAAACTGGTGGTCAATCTGGGTATGATGG